CCCTTCAATCCAACTGAATAAATCAGTACTAGGGTTATAGAAAGGTATAATGGCTGAATATAAAAATGAAGAACCTTGTGAATTTATATACAATATAACAGCAGTAGAAAAAATTGTTGATGGAGATACTATCGATGCAGTTTTTGATTTGGGTTTCGATGTACGGATATGTAACAGAATTCGCTTACTCGGAATCGACACCCCTGAATCACGAACACGAGATTTAGAAGAAAAATTTTATGGTAAACTATCCAAAAAAGCATTAACATCGTGGATACATTGGGCAATATTGTCAGACAGAGATGATATTGAAATACAATGTAGATGTCCAGAGTCAGACAGCCGAGGAAAGTTTGGTAGAGTATTGGGCGAGATTTGGATTAACTGTACAGAAGATGGACATGAATTTGGTGGATGGACAAACGTAAACAAGTGGATGTGTGAGAATGGTTATGCTGTTGGATATTGGGGGCAAAACAAAGATGATGTTCAAGGTGAACATATGGCGAATCGACAATTATTACTTGAAGAACATAGTATTAAGTATGAGGAACATTAATGATTAAAATTCCAAAAGGTCTAAAAAATACTAGAAAAAAAAGAGAAAGTGATAATAAGGTTAATACATCTGTTGAAATGATTGACGCTTCAGAAGAAGCATTATGGGAGAAAAATCCAGTGGAAGCTTTAAAATATGAAAGAATTGAAACCAGAAAGAAATTAAATTGGTTAGCGAGATTTACATTATCTCTCATTATAGCTTGTACATTTTTAATTTTATTATATCTGTTGTTCTTTACAACATTGTTATCTGAACATCGAGATTTAGTTAATATTCTCGTGGGCGCATATGTGGCAGTATTAGCAAAGAGCACGGATTACTGGTTTAAAGATAAGGAAGATGCTGAAGATGCAGAATCTAAGCAACTTCATAACAGTAACGGAGACAACAATGTCTGATTTAAACGATTTTGGTTTCAGTACAGTGAGTGCTGATGAATATGCAGCACAACAAACAAAAACAGTAGATACAGCTAAAGAAGTAGTTTCAACTGCTACTGCTAGTATGAAACCAGAATTAGAAAAAATAGAATCTAAGATTTCTAGTTTGACTGAAAGCATGAGGTCTATGAGTGATGAAATGACTGACCGTAAAGAAGAACTCAATGACAAGTGGAGTACACGGATGAATGAGGTGGAAAGTTTAATTTTTCCCCTTCTTCAAAATCTTGCCAAGGATGGTGATAAGAGAGAATGGATTCGCTGGCCGAATCGTACAGATATTCTTAATAAGCAAATTGATGCACTTAAAGCCGTTACTAGGGGAGACTTTTGATTCAACTGACCGAAAGAGCAGCAAAGAATTTCAAAAGAATTAGAGAAGATGAAGAATTAAGTGATGAAGTACCTTTAAGGGTTACTGTTAAGGGTGGAGGATGTGCTGGTTATGAATATGTACTCACGTTTGATAATCCAAATAAGCGGGATTTGACATTTGAGTCTAATGGTGTTATAATAGTCGTGGATAGAAAAAGTCATCTTATTATAGATGGTCTTGAAATAGAGTGGTCTACTGATTTATCAGCTCCAGGCCCAAGATTTCAAAATCCTAGAGCAACTTCAACGTGTGGTTGTTCTACCAGTTTTTCAATTAAATCCGCAGAGGTTAATAGTCAACCAGCTTGGATGCAATAATGGCATACTCAGATGAAGTGCTTAAACATTACGAAAGACCAAAAAATGTTGGCAGTTTGGATAGTGGGAGTAAATCTGTCGGTACTGCTCTTGTGGGCGCTCCGTCTTGTGGAGATTTAATGAAACTTCAAATAGAGGTAAATAAAGATGAAAAGATTATTGATGCCAAATTCAAGACTTTTGGTTGTGGAAGTGCAATCGCAGCTTCTTCATTGGCGACTGAATGGGTTAAGGGTAGGACATTGGATGAGGCAAATACTGTTCAGAATACGGACATCGTTGAGGAATTATCGCTACCACCGGTTAAGATCCACTGTTCTGTCTTGGCAGAAGACGCAATTAAAGCAGCAATCTCAGATTACAAATCTAAAAACAATATAACGACATGAAACCATTTAAGCATTATCTAGAAGAAGCATCATTTTCAAGAATTAATACTCATCTAAAGGGTGATAGACCTGTGGGTATGATGACTGCTTTTCGGGGTACATACACTTATCAAGATAATAAAAAAAGAAATAAGAAACTAGAATCAGATATTAGAAGAGCTGGGTTAGGTTACTTTAAGGTGTCTGGTAGATACATAGAAAACTTTGGTAAACCTGATGCTGAAGATGTTGGTGAAGATAGTTATTTTGTTATAGGAAATAGTGAACAAGACAATGAGTTTAAAAGTCTTATTAAAAAGCTTGGGGCTAAGTATGAACAAGATAGCGTACTTTATAAGCCAGGTGGTGATAAGGACGCTATGTTAATTGGAACTAATCATACAGCAGATTGGCCTGGATTTGATAAAGAAGAAATAACTGGAAAATGGAAGCCTAATAAGTCTGGCGAGTTTTACTCTAAAATGAGGGGACGTAGTTTTGTATTTGAAAGTGTGGAAGAGCCCCTTGGAATGATGGGCAAATGGGCAAAAAGTCTATCAAACAATTAAACAATCAATATATTATGGCAAGTGAAGAAACAAAGAAAGAAGTTAGTGGTATAAGTGATGCTGGTTTACACTTATTAATGGAAGAGGTTTCAATCAGTTCCGCACAATCAGCAATTGAATGGATATTAGAATCTAATTTTAAAAATACAGAAAAGATGCATAAAGAATTAAATCTGGTTATTTGTTCTCCAGGTGGTGATCTTGCTGCGGCTTTTGCTCTCATTGATGTGATGAAGGGATCAGCAATTCCAGTTAAAACAACAGGGCTTGGATTGATTGCTTCTGCTGGATTATTGATTTTTATTTCTGGAGTGGTTGGAAAAAGAACACTAACTCCAAATACTTCTATTTTGTCTCATCAATTTAGTTGGGGATCTTGGGGGAAAGAACATGAACTTTTTGCTGCGGTTAAAGAGTTTGATTTAACTACCAAGAGAATGATAAAACATTATAAAAAATGTACTGGTTTAACAGATAAAGAAATACGTAAATTTCTACTTCCACCACAAGACATATGGTTGGATGGAAAGGAAGCGAAAAAGCTTGGAATTTGTGACAGAGTACAGGAGCTTTACTAATGCCATTACAAACACAAACGTCAAGTGAATTTTTTGTTAAGATTCAAGAATTAGTTAAACAGACTAATTTAAGTTATATGGATGCTGTTTTACATTATTGTGACATGAATGGAATGGAACCTGAAACTGCGGCACAATTAGTAAATGGAAAACTTAAAGTACAAATAAGGGAAGAAGCAGAAGAGTTAAACTTTTTTCCCAAAACCGCTAAACTACCAATATAGAAAGGAGGACTTGACAAACCACAAATATATGTTATAATACTTAGTATACACTGCAATACACACATATTAAAATACGAAAGGATACTATGTCATTCGCAGATATGAAGAAACAACGTAAATCCAACCTCTCTTCTTTAATCAAAGAATCAGAGAAAATTTCCAACCCTAATACATTTGGTGAAGCAGATGATCGTTACTGGCGTCCAGAATTGGACAAGTCAGGTAATGGTTATTCTATTGTCCGTTTTCTCCCCGCTCCAGATGGTGAAGATCTTCCTTGGGCAAGAATGTGGAATCATGGATTTCAAGGACCAGGTGGCTGGTACATTGAAAATTCCTTGACCACTCAAGGTAAAAAAGATCCAGTTAGTGAACATAATTCCAAACTTTGGAATTCTGGAATTGAGGCGAATAAGGAAATTGCCAGAAAACAGAAACGTAGACTGAATTACACATCTAATGTGTATGTCATTAAAGACCCCGCTAATCCTGAAAATGAAGGACAAGTGAAATTGTATCGTTATGGTAAGAAAATCTTTGACAAGATTAATGACCTAATGAATCCAGAGTTTGAAGATGAAACTCCAGTAAATCCTTTTGACCTTTGGGAAGGTGCAAACTTCAAGATGAAGATCCGTAAGGTTGAAGGTTTCTCTAACTATGATAAGAGTGAGTTTGATACTCCTTCTGCTCTTCTAGAAGATGATGATAAGATGGAAGAGATTTGGAAAATAGAACATTCTTTGAAAGAGATTGTTAGTGATGATAAGTTCAAACCCTTTGAAGAACTCAAAGAAAAGTTAGACAGGGTTCTTGGTCTTGGAACAGAAGTTGCTTCAGCACCAAAATCAGAAGATGTTCCATTTGATGGTGGTCAACCTTATAATCCACCTTCCACTCCTGCTACTGCGGAAGTAGATAGTGGTGGTACTGAGGAA